CTTCGTACGCGAGGGTTGCGTCCTCCTACGCCCCTCCCCTCTCCTCTTGTCTGGAGTCTCCTCGCTCTCGCGGCGGTTGTCGCGCTGAGTGGAGGGGCCTCCAGGGGCAGTATCTTTCATTCGTGAGTGGCATCTCGGATTTTCCTTTAAGGGAGTCCTTTGATGTTCGCTTCATGAATGTTGATACTGGGGGGAAGTCCCGTAGTGTGACGGTGGCGTCAGCTGACCAGTGTTTGCTGGGTCCGCTGCACCGTCTCGTCTACGGGGTACTTTCGGACAGGTGTCCTTGGCTTCTTCGTGGTGAAGCCAAGCAAGCCAAGTTTTCTCACTTTGTTCGTGAGCGGGGGGAGGTGTTCGTCAGCGGAGATTACCAGTCCGCGACGGACAATCTTCCTCTGGAGGTCGCCGAGGTTATCCTCGGCGTCCTTCAGGAGAGGGCACTCTTTGTCCCAGATCGTGTATTCGATCTGGCTCGGCGTTCGCTTCGTGCGGACGTGGAGTATCCTCTCTCCGGTGGCGGGTCTTGTCGTTTTCGACAAGTTCGGGGGCAGTTGATGGGAAACTTGTTGAGTTTTCCGTTGCTCTGCCTTCAGAACTATGTCGCTTTTCGTTACTGCGTGTCTAGGTCGGAGGTTTCCGATGATCTAGTCCGCATTAACGGGGACGACATAGTTTTTCGCGCCCGGATGGAAGTTGTTCGTCGTTGGATGGACACGGTCTCCAGCCTGGGTCTCCAGCTTTGTCGTGGAAAGACGTTGGTTTCTGCCAGTATCTTTTCACTCAATTCGACCTTCTTCCGTTCTCGGAAGTTGGGGCCAAAGCTGGTGCCCGTAGCCCGTTTTCAGAGTCTTGCGACCCTGGATTCGGACTATGTTCCTCATTCCCTTGGCCCTGGACTACGGACTTTTATCCGTGGGTTCAGGGGGGAGTGTCGGATCAGGCTGGAGATGGTATATCTCCGTCGACGGGGCAGGCAGTTTGCTGCCTGCGGTAGGAGTTGGTTGCGCGACCTGCGCGCGCCCATCAGTCCTGAGACACTTGTCCGTCTTGGGTGGGCAGAGAGGGAGGCCTGGTTTTTGACCAGTACTCCCCCTCTGGGCTTGCCGGCGGATGAGGTTCGTCTCGGGACTGGTGTTCCCGAAGGGTGGGTTCGAGTACCGGCTCCGACGCGATCGGCGAGATCGGCGGGAGCGGCTCTTCAGGAGGAGTTTTCAGGGCTCCTCCTGGAGAGGGCGTGGAATGGGGATCCTGTCCCCACTAAGCGCCTTGCTCGAGAGGTGTGGAGGAAGACCGTGACTTCGGGTTACGGTTCTTCGTTCCTGTGGTGGCGGCGCTGCCGCCGAGGACGGTTCAGGTTGGGTTCCTGTCTACCCTATCTCACGGCTTCTTGTCGTGAGATAGGGTTAGGGGACCCCCTGAGGCGTGCTCGGGTTGGTGGTTTCCGTCTCTCCGGTTTCGACCGGGGGCCCACTGGGACCAGCGAGTTTAAGCTCGTTGCCCGTGCCTTTCGACAACCGCTCCGACCGATCTTTGAGTATCGTGCCGGGCGGCCTGTGCCGAAGGTGTGGTTGAAGATGGAGGAGGCACCGCTCCGTAGCGGCCTGGGCTACTAGGTTGACTGCCGCGGTCTGGCGACAGGGAACTTTCATAGCGACCTTACCGTCGTTGTGGTTCCGCCCTGGTTGGCGGGTCTGTGGTTTGGGGCCTGTTCGTTT